ACCAGATATAACACCTCAGCCGGATATAGTACCACCAAAACCAAAACCTGAAATTAGAATTGAAGAAAAATTAAAAGAAGGTATTGGCAAAAAAATATTAAGACAATTATTGTCGGAATGTGATTATTTTGAAATTATTGAAAAAGAGGTTCCAATGTTATATGATTCGATAAAAGAGAAAATTAAATATTTTAACCCCGCATTTCACTCGATGACACCTGAAGGTTTGAATTCCAGATTAACATTTTTAAATCAATGTGTTAGACCTGGTGAAACCATACCCGTTATTGATTCGGATGGTAATTCAAAATATAATGACGCAAGAAACACTTCATTTGGTAGTCCACCAATCTTAATATTACGTATTGGGGATTTTTATAATACCAAAATAATTCCCAAAACCGTTTCATTTGCTTATGAACCATTGGTTTTAGATATGAATCCTGAAGGAATTGGAGTTCAACCCATGATTGCAACCGTAACAATGGGTTTTGATTTTATCGGTGGACACGGTTTGGCTAAACCTGTCGAACAATTACAGAATGCGTTATCTTTTAATTATTATGCAAATACTGAAATTTATGATGAAAGGTCAGTATGGACTGATGATTCATTTAAGAAAATAGATAAAGAACTTGAAAAACAAATTTTACAAAACACACCCAACGTCGGTAATCAAACAGGTTCAAATCAACCACAAAATGCTTTTGGTGACACAATCGGTACCATAGTTAATTTCAATAGGGTTGAAGGGGGTGAAACAGGTGAAATTAGTTACCAAACAATTATGGACAAAATGTTAAAAACCTGTCCTGAGTATTTCACAACTATTGTAAACCAACTTGAAAGTGTTGTACTTAAATACAATTATGGTATATTACAATTGTTAAATGGTCAAGAAAGAAAATATTCTGTTGGTAATGTGTATGACATTACCACACCTTACAAAATGTCAATTTACGGTAAACCATCGATTGAGGACGGTAAGGATAATAAAATTGCATTTTTGTTTGAGTTGGCATTAAAAGATATTGATACAGATAAAAACCCAATCATATCTAATTTGATTAATATATATCCAAAAATATCAGAAAATGATAAGAATATTATTAAAAACAATATGAAAAATTACTTAAATATTTTAGGTAATACGTTTTCTAATGACGTTCAAACAATTATAACCGAATTGTGTAATTATCAACAAAATTTAGTTACTGAGTTAATTAAATTAGAAATTATAAATGGGTCGAACTCAAATACTAATGGGTTTGACGGTAAAAAAACTGAAAAAGGAACACCTTTGGCTTATCAGACCAGCGGCACTACTAAAGTTAGTCAAACATCAAGTTCGGTAACAAATGGTTCAACACTGACAGAATTACAAATTGATATTCAAAAAATACATTCATATTTTAATAATGTTTATAATTTTTTAAGTGGGGACCCCATAAATATAATAACCAATAATTATCTTTTTAACCCAGCTTCTTTTACACCAAAAGGTAAGTTAAATGTTAGTCAAGAAAATAATACTTTTTTCATGATAGTTTCAAGAAATTTTGATAATAAAAATAAATTGACGGATTTTATAAATTATGTTTTGACAACTAATTTTACAACTCCAGTATCTAATAAACTTAGAAATAAATTTGAAAAAGTTGTTGAGGATATCGCTAAAGAATACTCTGAAGAATTACGTGCGGAAGAGAAAGTGTTTGAAAAACTTAGAAAAGATAAATTTTTTAAAGATTATACTGAGGGTGTTGATGAAGAATTATATCCATCAGGTAAAACTAGAATATTAAATTATACGACAGTTATAACCGATACCACACTTAAAGACAAGTATACCAATATATTAAAAAATTTATTTGGTGGTGGTAATACCGATAATACAAATACAAAATTTTTTATAGAGGATATAAACACAGGTAAATTTAATCAAAAATTTAATTAATTATGCCAAGTAGAGAATTTTCAAATAGATATACCGACTTTATCATTAATGGTCAACAAACAGTAGTACCATACATTACACTACCCGCAAAAAACAGCGATAAAAGGTACATATACAAATTAGGTCAATCAAGACTTGATAAGGTATCTCAACAATATTATAATACCCCATATTTTGGATGGTTAATTATGTTAGCAAATCCATCATTTGGTGGACAAGAATGGAATATTAGTGATGGTTCTATATTGACAATTCCGTATCCTTTAGTAGCTTCATTACAGGACTATAAAAATGCTCTAGAAAATCACTTCTTCTATTATGGTAGATAATAATGAAAATATATTTGTTGACTTTGATTATAATAATATAACAATCGTTGACCCCAATAAAGTTATAGACAGTAATGGTATTGTCAAAGAACGATTAGTTAATCATGAAAATTTAGTATATTATGTTAATTTAGAATGTAAGGTACTACCGAGAACTAAATTGGCGGTTGGAGTTGCAAATAACGATACTATTCAAACGATTGCTGTTGCAAAAATAAATTTTTTAAAGCAAGGCGATAAAGACTTTTTGGATAATTCATATACTGATGAATTAACAGGTAAAAATTCTTTAAATGGTGCTGGTACAAATCAAGTTAAACAAGAAGATGTTAAAAACCCAAATAATCCTAATGATAGTTTTATTCGACAAACCATCATTACGGGTGGAAAATCAGGTGCGGAAAACAATGGACTGTTGGGAATAACATCTGTATTTATTAAACAAGGTTTAGATTTTCTACCGGTAGTTAATGTTACGTTAGAAGATATAAAAGGAAGGGCTTTATTTGAAGCTGCCGACAATTCATTATATGCCGCCTTTTTTAACTTACCATACCCCCTATTTCAGCTAACAATAAAGGGTTATTACGGTAAGGCGGTAAAGTTACCTTTAATGTTACAATCATTTACTAGTAGATATGACACATATACTGGAAATTTCAAGGTCGACTTGAAATTTTATACATACAAATATACAATGATTAGTGAAGTACCTATGGGTTATCTATTGGCGGTTCCCCACATGTATAAATCAAGAATTCAGATACAACCAACTAAAGGTTCAACCAATACTAATTTTGAAAAAGTTGAAGATGGTACCGTATCAAGAGGGTATGAAAAAATTAAAGAATTATATAGTGAGTACAAATCAAAGGGTTTAATACCTGACGACTTCCCTGAGTTAACTATAAATCAAATGAGGGAAAGATTGGAGAACTTTATTACAAATGAGATGGATAAATTCACCAAACAAAATATGGCACCACTAAATGATGTGAACGAATATTCTGATTTATTAAAAGAATATGCGGGTAATGTTTATTATTATAATACGGGTACAATTTCTTGGTTTAACAAGTATATGGACACTAAAAACTTTTTTGTCAGTAAAACCGGATTGGAAATATACACATTTAAGTCGAATTTTTCTAGACAAGATAGGGAAAATGCTAAAACAGAATTGGAGGGGTACATTAGTAGTTATAATAAACAACTAAACCAAAATAAAACGGTCGGTTCAAATGGTGAATATACAATCAATAATAAAACAAAAAAAATTGAAAACACTTCAAAAATAAGTTATAACACATTTATACCCGAACCTTTTAAACCCGATACCGATATCGATATAAAGTTAACTTATTTAAAAAATAAAAAAACAAAAAAAGACCCTGACCAAACTGAATTGAATGCGTATAAATCAGAAATTTTAAAAAATTTAGCATTAAGTTCCTCTTTTACATACAAAAATGGTTCTTTGGATTTGGTCACAGAATTTTTTTATTTTACCTCACCTGATATATTACAATCACAAGGTACGGTCAATAATAAACCGTTAATTGGTGTTAATTCGTTTATTGACAACATAAATTTATTGGCAAAACAACTACAAGTATTTACGGAACAAATTGAGTCGGAATTAACGGACGCTCTTTCAAATCTAATAACAAGTAATAGTAGTGGCATTGGATTTGTTCCAAATATTAGGAATGTATTGTCAGTTATTTTTGCGAATGGTGAGGCGTTCTTAAGATTGATGGATGATGTTCATATTAAGGCTTGGAACCTTAACGATACTAAAACACAATTGGCGGTTAGAAAAGAAGCTATTTTAAATCCATTGGTTGCCAATGCGACACAAGATAATAAAAACCCAGGTATTGATAACGACACACCGATTTATCCGTGGCCACAAATGATTAAACAAACAACGGGTACCGACAATCAAGAGTTATATGAAATAGTTTATCCTGGTGATAATTTGGTTATAAATCAAACAAAGGCTTATTTACCTGATTATTGGCCCGAAGTAGAATTTGTTGAGGAATTTGTTAGTGGTTTTACCGAAAGAGATTCTGAACTACCTATTTTACCTACAACACAAAACGAAGAAACTGAACCGCAAAGATTATCATTAAATGCAATTGAATTTCCAATATCAAATCAAGTTTATTCAAATAAGGAAGAGGTTAAGTTTTTTTATGAAATTTACGAGAGGGCGTTATTTGTTAGTTATTATAGTAGATTAAACAGAGGTATTAATTTAATTTTACAATCCGATGTTACATCAAATATATTATCAGATGCAGATGCTGAAAATATCATTAAAAGTTTATCGAATGATAATCCATTTTTGATTAAAAAATTAAAAGAGTTTGGATATCAATCTAACACATATGAAGAATTTTTACGAAACATTTCAAACGGAGGTGTGGGGGAAAGCTGGCAAAACTTTATTAGAGGTATATTTAATACACCATACATTAAAAACATAACAAATAATTCTAACTTTGAATTCATAACATCTCAAGTTGTGACGAATAGTTTATCACAACCATTAATATCATTACCGACCGAAAGTAAGTTTAATGATTATATTTCAAATTCAACAACAAATAACGAATTTGATTTTGCAGATACATATCCATTTACAAGTGAATCGTGGATTAGTAATTATAAGTCAAAAAATTCAAACGACACTTTTGATACTAGAAAAATACTTAACTATAATTCAACGAATAAAACAATATCGAATATTGATTCTTATGACAGTGGTAAACAACCTTTTACTCATTTTCTTTGGAAATCACCAAAAGAGCCTTTAATAACCAACAACACAACAAGTCTCGACTTAAAACTTTTCTACGAACAAAGAAGTTTAAACTTTAAAAACCAATTAATAACTGAAGGTAATTTAAATTATTTGAATTATAGTGGTGATGTTTCCGCATTTCAAACTGTATCAATGTTAAACACACCATATTTTATTAACGCAATTCAAAAGGGTGTTGAAAACTTTAGAAATTACGAAGAATACCCCTATGTTGAGGCCGCGTATTTGTTTATCAATTCATTACCTATCGCAACGCTAAGAGAGAACTATAAAACCGAATTTGATACTGATGATTTAAGTTATATTTTTGCAACATTGAAAAAATTCGGTGCTATTCATAAATTACCTTACGCTTGGATTTTAAAGTATGGTTCTATATGGCACAGATATAAAAAATACATTGAAACAAATGTTGATATTTTAGATAGTGTTTGGCAACCATTTAACTATGTTAAAAACTTTGACCCTGTAACTGAAGATATAAATAAAACATATAGTTTTGACGCTGGTGGTAATGTAGGTATTGTTGATATGGTTTTACAAAAAACCGTTGTTATTGGACCTGAAACATCAGATACTATTAATGTTGGTTTTTACCCGAAGATAATTAATGATTTTAATGTTTTTTTACAAGGGTTTGAAATTTTTGCGGGGTATACAAGTACTGATATTGAAAATGCAATAAATTTATCAGGATTTACCCTAAATTATGTTAATGATGCAATTATAAGTAAAAAAGAAAATTTTGACCCAAACTCACTAAATAGAGATTTAAGAATATTTCCTTGGACTTGTTATGTTAATTCGGCGGATGATGTGTATAGTTTTATCTTACCCTCTGAAGGTTCGTTAATTAATCAAACAAATAATGAATGTTTTAATGGTATAACGGGGAATTTAAAAATTGAAGTATTAAATAATCAGTCAGTTTATGATGGTTCGGTTAGGACTTTTTGGTCGGCACCAAATTATGGTTATTTTGACTCATCAAAGATTGCGAAACCAACATCAATTGAGTATATTAAACAAATTTTTTCAAGTCAATCACAACAAGAAAACTTTTCATTAAATGGAACACCAAATGGGTATACAAAAATAAGTGAAATGTTTTCGGTTTTTGAAAAAGATGTTTTGGACTTATTTGAACAAGAATTTTTAAATTTCAGTAAATCAAAATATGATTACAGTTATAAAAATGTAACAGGTAATGATAGTGATACTTCAAAAATATTCAAAAATTTTCAATTAACTATGATTGAGTTAATGAAGGTTGCTAAAATAACTGGTAACGATGGAACCATACAAGTTGAAAACACTCAAAAAAATCAGTTTACTAATATAACCAAAACACTTGAAAGTTTTATTACAAATGAAACCGTTATTGTTAAATTTGGTAACCCATCACAATTCGATAAACGATTATTTTATAGTTTTTCAAACAATGATATTACTGACCCATATACTTGGAATCAATACCAATTATCATCACCAAATGCGTTGCCAACAATAAATGGACCGACATTGGCGTTTTCAAAATCACAGTATCCGAATGAGTGGAAAGCGTTGGAAACTTATGTTGGATTTTCCGAAATACCAGAATTAGTTTATGATAATAATGGTTCGTATATTACTGACTTCTTTATTGATATGGGGGTTGAATTTACGGTTAATAATGTGATAAATTTTGCGCCAATTATTAAAATTTACGCCACCCAAAAATTAAATGACAACACCTTAAATAAAATTAAATTTTTAAATTTAATGGATGGATATATACAATCCACTTTAATTTTAAAAAATAGAATTATTGATGGTGTTTTAATTAAAATTAGAAAAGAATTGCCGGATGTCGGTAATACTGTTAGTAATAAAATAAATTCAAAATTACCTGACGGAGTACAAACCAAAGTTGAACTTTGGGAGGCGTTTAAAGCGTTAAATGATAAATGGATTGCGGGAAATGATTTTGTAAATAAAACATTATTTGAGGATGTTTTACTATTGGATAGGGCTAGTAGAAATATCGGGGATAAAGTAATTGTTGATATTGAAAAACTAAAAAATCTTTTAAGTACGATAAATGTGAAAACACCAATGTTGGTATTTGTTCAAACAATATTGATTGACAATAATTTTGTAATTATGAATTTACCATCATATGTTAACTTCTATAATGTTCAGGATGCAACAAAAAACCCAATACCTAAAGCAGACGGAACCTTAGAATTCGCCAATAATCTTTTTGGTACTTTTTTAAATGTTGATTACCGAAACTCGTCTTCCAAATTAGTTTGTTTCTTTGCTGGTAAACCAAGTGAACAATTAGATTTAAAAAATAATGTTGATTATAGGTATAGAAACGACGCGTTTGAATTGACTAGAGCTAGCGATAACCCGTTAGTTGAGGACTTAACAAATAAAAATGATTGGGATAAATCAAATAAGGTTGTTGGTTTTAATGTTGATATTGGACCCCAAAATCAATCTATTTTTTATGGATTTGCCGTTTCTCAAGACGCGGGAAAATCAACCGCAGAATCGTTGGAGGTATTAAATCAAATGGCTAATCAAGCGGGTAATAGAGGGGGTTCCACACAAAATGTATCATTATATAATTTATATAAAAATAGAAGTTATCGATGTAATCTATCTATGTTAGGTAATGCCATGATACAACCTACCATGTATTTTAATTTAAGGTATGTTCCAATGTTTAATGGCCCTTATTTAATTACAAGTGTTAATCATACGATAGTACCTGGTAAGTTTGAAACACAAATTGAGGGAATTAGACAACCTATCGCATCTTTACCTAAATTAGATAATTATTTACAGAACTTGAGAAAGAACTTAAAGGGTTCAATTTCCAAAGTAACGGCATCACTTAAAAAACAAAGAGAATTGTCCAAAAAGAACACAAATTCAAGTTCGAATGTTTTAAATCAGATTGATGGTGTTAGTGACCAATTAATAAATAAAAACCCAACGAAAAATAATAATGAAATTTCTGAAACTTGTAGTGGTAATTTATTGAGTAATTACAATAGTTATGTTGCATTAAATAATCCTAGTCAAACTATTAAAACATATAAAGAAATGAAATCAATTATTACATCGCTTACCACCGATGTAAAATTGAGAAAAGTTATTTTTTGTGCGGTTTATCTACAAACTGATGACAATGGAACGGGTCTTAAAACTGTTGGTAATAATTTTGGTGGAATATCTATTTCTAAAAACACGCAAAGTAGTAGTTGGGGAGCAAGTGGTGAATATTTTAGTAAACAATACTACTGTTCATCCTTTAATGTTCCATATGTGATATTTGAAAGTCCTGAAAACAGTATTTCTTTTTTAAGAGATAGGTGGAAAGGTAGAATGAGTACCGTTGAATTAACAAAAGAAAGTATTACCAAATATTTAATAATTAACAATGATACTTCGGTACAAAGAAAGGAGGATGTTTACGATAAATTCAATTCGGTTCAGAAATCAAATATTGAATCGGAGGTTGAAAAGGCTTTAAATTTATTTGACCAAACACAAATTCAGTAAAATTTTACATAATTTGAGATATTTATATAAAAACAAAAATATGAATGTTAAATTAATTTTAGATAATTATTTAGGAAAAAACACCAGACACACAGAAAAAGATTTGGGTGATGGTACTAAACAAGTGTGTGATTTGGACACCGGTGATTGTTACACTGTTAGAATGAGAGACGGGTTAATCGAAAGAGTCGACAATACTTTAAACAAAAATAAAAAAATACAAGTTGAAACATTAACGGGTGTTAAACAATTATTAAACGGATAATATCATGAAAAAACTTGATGAAAAAATATTGAACGAAATTGCTAGATATAGGTCAATTAATAATTACATTATTGAGCAGGATGCGGAACTACCACCCCCACCGGCAGACGATGCGATGGCACCTCCACCGGCAGGCGATGCAATGATACCTCCACCGGCAGATGCTGCGATGGCTCCCCCACCGGCAGATGCTGCGGCAACACCGCCACCAACTGAACCACAACCCGTTGATATTGCCAACGACCCTGATGTTGAAAAAGTTGGTGATGAGAAAGAAAAAACTAAAGAACTTGATATCACCGACTTGGTGACTTCACAAAAAAATGTTGAAGAAAAACAAGAAGAGTATTTTGATAACCTATTTAAACATTTAACTGATTTAGAATCAAAACTTGGTGAAATGGATGGTATTATGTCTAAGTTAAATGATTTAGAAATGAAGGTTGAAAAAATGAGACCAAAATCGGCTCAAGAAAAATTAGAATTACGAACAATAGATTCAGGCCCTTTTAACCAAAAATTGAGTGATTTCTTTGAAGACAAACAAGAAGATTTTGAAAAAACAGGTAGAGATGAATATATTTTAACTCAAGACGATGTTGAAGATTATTCAAATGTTGACATAAAAAAATCTTTTAGAAGTTTTGGTGATGAAGAAGAAACACCATTTAACCAAATACGATAATTAAAGACGACCTTCGGGTCGTTTTTTTGTATTATACAAGTTGACAAACACACAAATCTCACTTATATTTTAGTAAACAATTTAAATCATATATTATGGCGACAAATTCATTAGACGCAGTACTTGCACAGTACGAAAAATCAACACAAAGCAGTTCATCCTCTGCTAAAATGTCTCAAGAAGACCGGATGAAAAAATATTTTGCAGCTATCCTTAAGGATAACGAAAAACAAGGGCAAAGAAGACTTAGAATTCTACCGACAACTGATGGGGCTTCACCATTCAAAGAGGTTTGGTATCACGAAATTCAAGTTGACGGTAAATGGCAAAAATTCTATGACCCAGGTAAGAATAACAATGAGCGTTCACCTTTAACCGAAGTGTATGAAGAACTTAAGGCGACAGGTAAAGAAACGGATAAAGAACTTGCCAAACAATATCTTTCTCGTAAATTTTATATCGTTAAAGTTATTGACCGTGACGCTGAAGATGAAGGAGTAAAATTCTGGCGTTTCAAACACAATTACAAGAATGAAGGTATCCTCGACAAAATTATTCCAATTTGGAGAGCTAAAGGTGATATTACTGACCCCGAAACAGGTAGAGATATTATTTTAGAACTAACTAAGGCGAAAACCCCAAAAGGTTCTACATACACAGTTATTCAAACTGTGATGTATGATGACCCGGCACCTGTTCATACAGATAAAGATGTTGCAACTTCTTGGATTAACGACGAGTTGACTTGGAATGATGTGTATTCTAAAAAACCTGTTGAATATCTTGAGGCTATTGCTCGTGGAGAGACCCCACGTTGGGATTCCGAAAAAGGTGGATACGTATATGGAAATTCAACTGAAGAGGAAACCACTTTGGGTGGTGGGGAATACTCCGACCCACAGGCAAATGATTCACCTGACGATGAAATGCCATTCTAAACAAACTTTAATGAGCATGGACACATACTTGGACATTGTGTCCGTGCTCTTATTTTTTAACTAAAAAACAAACAAAGCATAGACAATGGCAATTAAGAAAAACGATTTCAGTTCGTTGAAGAAGAAATTCTCAACATCCGCAAAATATAAACCCCAAAGATTTTTTGATTTGGGACCTGACTTCTTGGATGCGGTAGGATTACCAGGTCCGGCTATCGGGCATTTAAATATGTTTTTGGGTCACTCTGATACGGGTAAAACAACGGCATTAGTTAAAACTGCGGTTGATTCTCAAAAGAAGGGTATTCTTCCTGTGTTCATTATTACAGAACAGAAATGGTCGTTTGAACACGCTAAACTAATGGGGTTTGAATGCGAAGAGGTTGTTGATGATGAAACCGGCGAACTTGACTGGGACGGGTTTTATATCTTCAACAATAATTTTGATTATATTGAACAAATTACCGACTACATTAATCAATTATTAGATGCACAAGATAAGGGTGAATTAGATTATAGTTTATGTATAATGTGGGATTCAGTTGGTTCGGTGCCTTGTAAAATGACTTTTGAAGGTAAGGGGGGTAAACAACATAATGCCGCTGCTTTAGCCGACAAAATTGGTATGGGAATTAATCAACGAATTTCAGGCTCTCGTAAATCAGATTCAAAATATGAGAATACATTAATTATCGTAAATCAACCATGGGTAGAACTTCCTGACAACCCATTTGGACAGCCCAAGATTAAGGCTAAAGGTGGTGAGGCAATTTGGTTAAACTCATCTTTGGTGTTTTTATTCGGTAATCAAAAAGGTGCTGGTACTACAAAAATTACCGCAACAAAAGATAAGCGCACCATTAAATTTGCAATACGAAGTAAGGTTTCCGTATTAAAAAATCACATAAATGGATTGGGTTATGATGATGGTAAAATCATTGTAACACCACATGGATTTTTAGCGGGTAAAGATTCTGCCGAAGAAAAATCTAATATTGAAAAATATAAAAAAGAATATGCTGAATATTGGAAAGATATTATTGGTGTTGATGGTGATTTTGATTTGAAGGAAGAAATCGTCGAAGAAAATTGATTTTAGGTTAAGTAACAAAAAGTATACAAGTGATTAAAACACTTTTGGTGGATGGGAACAATCTAACTAAGGTTGGGTTCCATGGTGTGAAAGATTTTTTTCACAAAGGGAAACATGTGGGTGCGGTATGGCATTTTCTTAATACACTGAGAAAGTTTATTGAGGATTATAATTACGATAAAGTGGTTGTTATGTGGGATGGTGACGATAACTCATCATCCCGCAAAATAATCTACCCCCAGTACAAAGAAAATCGTAGGGGTGACACAAATGAACTTAAGATAGACTCATTTAATGAACAGAAAGAAAGGATTAAACAATATCTTGAGGATATGTTTGTTAGGCAGATATTGGTTGATAACAATGAAGCCGATGATTTAATTGCTTATTATTGTCAAATATCGGAAAACGAATTTAAAACAATATTTTCAGGGGATAAGGACCTAACCCAATTGATTTCGGATAAGGTTGAAATTTATTCACCAAATAATAAAAGATTTTATAGAAAAGGTGATGTCATTAAATTACGTGAAATCGAGGTTCCCCACGATAATGTTAAAACTTGCAAAATCTTAATGGGTGATATATCGGACAATATCGATGGTATTTATTTTTTGGGGGAAAAAACCCTTGTTAAATTATTTCCCGAAATACTTGACCAATCAGTTATAATTTCCGATATTTTAACAAAGGCGGAAGGGCTTTTAAAAGAAGATAAAGAAAACAAAATATTACAAAATTTATTAAGTGGTAAAACGAAACGCGGGATTTATGGTGATGAATTTTTTACAATAAATGAGAAGATTATTGATTTGTCAAACCCTTTAATTAGTGAAGATGCGAAAGAGTTAGTAGAGATTTATTGTCGTGATACATTAGACCCTGATGGTAGGGGGTATAAAAATCTAATAAAGATGATGATGGAAGATGGATTTTTTAAATACCTACCAAAAACAGACAATGCATGGGTTTATTTTTTAACCCCATTTTTAAAATTAACAAGAAAAGAAAAACGTAAATTTAAACAAAATAAATTATGAAAGAGCAACAACAACAACAAGATGCAACAAAATTGGAATTTTTAATGAAAGTTAACGATAACATTATCGTTCAAAGGTTCTTCAATGTGAGGGGATTTAATCCTGATACTAAAAACTCAATCGACCTTTATGAATATGTTCGTGAGTTTTCTGATATTATTCAGGACGAAATGAAGATTAAAACTTGTGACTATATGTTGGCAAACATTAATGAGATTATCGCCAATCCTGATGTGATGGACACCTCAATTACGGACGGACCTGAATATATTAGCATCTATCTTAAACAAAATGATATGACAATTTGTCATAGAGTCTTCGATGCTAAAATATACCCACCTAAGATAAGATATACCGTAGATGTACGCCCACACATAAAAAATTTACTAACGACTTTAACTGACATTTTTTCGACAAAAAATTTAACATTTGATTATAACGGAGTTAGTCTTAATGCCTAATATTTATCAAATACATTAAAGAAAATTATATGGCATCAAACAAAAATTTTGAATATCTGGGAAGTGGATTTCAATTACAATTATTAAACCAACTCATCGTTGATAAGGAATTCTCAAGAACTATTATCGATGTTTTAGATATAAATTATTTTGAAAACAAATACTTCAAAATCATTATTCAAATGGTTAAGGAATATTATGTAAAATATGAACACACACCTACGTTTGATACTTTAGAACAAATTACAAAATCAGAATTACAACAAGAATTAGCTTCAAAAATTGTTATTGACACCATTAAGAAAATTAAAGATGTTAATGTTGAGGGGGGTTTATTCGTACAAGAGAAAGCACTTAAGTTCTGTAAACAACAAGAGTTGCAGAAAGTAATGAACAAGGCTCAAAAAATCATCGATGGTGGTGAATTTGAAAATTATGACAAGGTTGAACAACTTGTTAGAACCGCATTACAAGTAGGTCAAAGGGAGGATGGACAATCCGATGTATTTGCTAATTTAGATGAGGTTTTAAACGAGGATTATAGACATCCAATACCGATGGGGATACCTGGTATTGATAGACTTTTAAAAGGTGGTTTAGCGAAAGGTGAAATCGGTGTCATATTGGCACCAACAGGGGTAGGTAAATCAACTCTATTAACAAAAATTTCAAACCACGCATTTAACTTGGGTTATAGTGTCTTACAAATATTTTTTGAGGATAACCCAAAGATTATTCAAAGAAAACATTTCACATTGTGGACAAAAATTCATCCTGATGAATTGTCTTTGAAGAAAGATGAGGTTATGTTGAAAGTTCATGAGATTAAAACAACTATGCCAAATAAGTTAATCTTGAAAAAACTTCCGTCAGATACAATGACCATGTTACAGATTAAAAACCAAATCAGAAAAATGATTGCGGATGGTGTTAATTTGGATATGGTTTTGTTGGATTATATTGATTGTGTTGTACCTGATAGGAATTTAGGTGATGAATGGAAAGCTGAAGGTTCTGTTATGCGAGCATTTGAGGCGATGTGTCATGAGTTGGATTTAGTCGGTTGGACAGCAACACAAGGTAATCGTCAGTCAATATCATCTGAGGTTGTAACAACCGACCAAATGGGGGGTTCTATTAAGAAGGCTCAAGTTGGTCACGTAATTATATCCGTGGCAAAAAGTCTACAACAAAAAGAGATGAAATTAGCGACCATAGCAATTACCAAATCACGAATAGGTGATGATGGTGTTGTCTTTGAGAATTGTAAATTTGATAATGGAATGTTGGAGATTGATACTGAAAGTTCGGTTACTTTTTTAGGACTTGAAGGACAACAAGAAGAAAGGAATAGACAAAGAGTCAAAGACTTATTGGAAAAAAGAAAACAAAGAGAACAACAAAACAATTAAATTATATGGAAAATATATTAAAAGAGAATCTAAATAGATTTGTGATATTCCCCATTGAACATAATGATATTTGGGAATATTACAAACAACACCAAGCGGCTTTTTGGACAACCGAAGAAGTTGATTTAAGTAACGATATTAGAGATTGGGAGAACCTATCGGAAAATGAACAATACTTTGTTAAAAATATTCTTTCATTTTTTGCGGCTTCCGATGGTATTGTAAATGAAAACCTTGCTGAGAATTTCCTAAAGGAAGT